GGCCTCTGTGCGCGTGGTTGAAATAGGAAGTTTGAAATGGGCCGGGGCCGAAAGCCAACGCCAAAGCCGATCCTGAAGCTCCGGGGCTCCCGTATTCGCGGGCCGCACGTCTCGGGCATCGACGCCCCGCCGGGCTCGCCGCCGGCCCCGGATTGGATGTGCCCGACCGCCCGTGCCGAGTGGGATCGCGTGGCCCCGATGCTCGAAGCGTCGAAGGTCATGAGCCCGCGACATCAGCAGACGCTCGCGGCCTACTGCGACGCGTTCGCCGACATGGTGACGGCTGACCGCGAGCTCCAGGCGAACGGCACGACCATCATGGACGATAAGGGTAGGGTGAGTAATCACCCGGCATGGCTCCGCAAGCGTGACGCCCGGAACCAGATGCTCAAGTTTGCAGCAGAGTTCGGGCTCACTGCCTCCGCACTCGCCAGGGTCTCAGCCATTGAGCAAACGCCGGAAAACGACGAAGACGCCGCCATCCTGTTCGGATGACTGCAACTGCTCATCGTGTCGGGCGGTGAAGTTCTTCGAGAAGTTCTTCACGCACGCCAAGGGCGAGAAGGGCGGGCAGCCGTTCCTGCTGGAACCCTGGCAACGCGACTACGTGCGGGCATTGTTCGCCGAGCGCGACGGTCGCCGGCAAGTGCGAACGTCGCTGCTCGCGGTGCCTCGCAAAAACGGCAAGAGCACGCTCTGTGCCGGGCTGGCTCTCAAGCTCTTGATGGAACCCGAGCCGGGGGGCGAGGTCTATTCGTGTGCCGCGTCGCGGGATCAAGCCCGGCTCGTGTTTGATACCGCGAGGATCGCGGTTGAGCAGTCGCCCGTGCTGTCGAAGCATCTCAAGGTCTACCGCTCCGCGATCGTGTGCGAAAAGACGCACGCGACCTACAAGGCTCTCTCAGCCGAGGCTGGCATCCAGCACGGGCTGAACCCGCATGGCGTGATCTTTGACGAGTTGCACGCCCAGCCGAACCGCGAGCTCGTGGATGTGATGGCGACCTCGATGGGTGCCCGGTCGCAGCCGCTCATGATCTACATCACGACGGCTGGGTATGACCGGAAAAGCATCTGCTGGGAAATCTGGAGGTACGCGGAGGCGGTCGCGTCGGGCGGCATCGCCGACGATCGGTTCCTGCCGGCGATCTTCTGTGCCGCCCCGGAGGCCGATTGGAAGGACGAAAAGACCTGGGCCGCCGCGAACCCGAACCTCGGCGTCTCGGTGAACTCGGAGTTCCTTCGGAGCGAGTGCTCGCGGGCGGTCGAGATGCCGGCATACGAAAACACCTTCCGGCAACTCTATTTGAACCAGTGGACGGAGCAAGATATTCGCTGGCTGCGGATGGATCACTGGGCGCAGGGCAATGCCCCGTGTCCGGTCTCGCTCGACAAGCGGGAGTGCTGGGCCGGGCTGGACTTGGCGACCACGTTCGACACGACGGCTTTCGTGCTCCTGTTTCCGCTAGACGAGGGCCGGTACTGGGTCGAGCCGCACTTCTGGATTCCAGAGGAGAACATGCGGGAGCGGGTGCGACGGGATCGGGTTTCTTATGACGTTTGGGGTCGGCAGGGTCATCTCCATCTGACACCGGGGAACGTCACCGACTTCGACCAAGTGCGGGCCGACATCAACCAACTGGCGAAGAAATACAACATCCGCCAGATCGGGATCGACCGTTGGAACGCCACGCAGTTAGCCAATCAACTGCAAGGTGACGGGATAAGCGTTGTAGGTTACGGACAGGGCTATAGCTCAATGAGCGGCCCCGCTCGCGTGCTGGAGTCACTGACCGTTTCGGGCAAGCTGCTACACGGCGGGCACCCGGTCTTGGCTTGGCAGGCTGGCAACGTGGCGGTACAGCACGACCACAACGGAAACATCAAGCCGAGCAAGGCGAAGTCAAACGAGCGGATCGACGGGATCGTGGCCCTGGTCATGGCTCTCGGGATGCACTCATCGACGGCGACCCAAGGCCCGGCGGTCGAACCCTCCATCCTCATCCTATGATCGCCAACGCTCACCGCATCTTGTGGCTCCCCGGCGAAGACTCCCGCAACTGGGACTATGAGTCGGGCAGTTGGGCTTCGAGCAACCGCAATCCGAGCGGCGTGAAGGTGGACGCCGAGACGGCACTCCGCTCGACCGTGGTGCTCGCCTGCATCCGCGTGCTTTCGACCAGCGTCGCCGGGCTGCCGTTTCATCTCTACCGTCGGCTGCCGGGTGGCGGGAAGGAAATCGCCCGCGAGCATCCGCTCTATCGGCTCTTGCACACGCAGCCGAACTCATGGCAGACCTCGTTCGAGTGGCGCGAGCAGATGATGCTGCACTTGCTCTCGCACGGGTTCGCCCTTGATGAGAAGGTCTACGCGGGCGGGGCGATCAGCGAGATCGTGCCGCTGCATCCGAGCCGCGTGAAGACCGAGCAGTTGGAGAACAACCGCCTGCGATACACGTACCGCGAAGCGTCGGGCTCTTCGACGGTCTACACGCAGGATGCGGTAATGTCGGTGCGGGGGATGTCGGATGACGGCGTGAACGGCATGAGCATGATCGAGCTCGCCCGCGACGCGATCGGGCTGGCTCGTGCCTTGGAGATTCACGGCGCGACGTTCTTCGGCAACGGGGCTCGTCCGGGCGTGATCCTTTCTACCGATCAGATGCTTTCGCCCGAGGCTGCCGAGAACACGCGAAACCAGTGGGAGCGGGCTCATCGCGGTGCCGACCGGGCACACAAGACGGCGGTATTGCAAGGCGGGCTCAAGGTCAACGAACTTGGGGGCAACAATCAAGAGGCTCAGTATTTGGAGGCGCGAAGATTCGCCGTCGAAGAGTGCTGTCGCATCTTTTCAGTTCCCCCACACCTCGTGGGCGATTTGACCAGAAGTTCATTCAGCAATATCGAACAGCAATCGCTCGACTTCCTGACCAACGGGCTGATGCCGTATCTGCGTCGCATCGAGTCTTCGATCGCTCGCGACTTGCTCGAAGGCGACGACGAATACTTCGCGGAGTTCGACACTCGCGGCGTGCTGCGGGCTGACGCTGCCGGGCGAGGATCGTACTACAACACGCTCTGGAATCTTGGCGTGTTGAGCGTGAACGAGATCCGCTCGCTGGAGAATCTGAACCCGGTCGAAAGCGGCGATGTCAGGTTCGTACAGTTGAACATGACCACGCTCGACAAGGCGGCGGCCGAGCCCGAAGTGCCGGCGGCCGTGGTTGAAGAGATCGTGGTGAACGAGACCGCCCCGGCTCCCGAGCCGGTCGCAGAGGCCGCCCCGGTCGAGGCGGAAGAGGGGCCGCAGATCGCGGACGTTTCGCTCAACGGTGCCCAGGTTTCCAGCCTCTTGGAGATCGTCGCCCAGTACAACGCCGGGCTCCTCAACGAACAGGGTGCGAAGGCGATCATCGCCGCTGCGTTCCCCGGCATCCCGGCATCGACGGTGAACGCGATCATCGCGGGCACGAACACCGAGCCGGTCGTGATGCCGAGCGAGACCCCGGCACCCGAGCCCTTCGCCGCCTCGCTGCCCACGAGCCGGGCTATGACGATCAGCGTGGACTTCGACCGGACGTTCGCTGCTGACCCGCAGTTGTGGGGCGAGTTCGCCCGGCAGTCTGCCGCCGCCGGCAATCGGGTCGTGATGGTCTCCCGCCGTCCCGACACGCCCGAGAATCAAGACGAGATCGCCCAGACGCTTGGCGACTACCGCGAGGCGTTCGACGCCGTGCTGCTTGTGGGCGAGCGGCTGAAGGACGAAGCGGCCCGCGAGGCGGGCATTGCGGTCGATGTCTGGGTGGATGATTCGCCGCAGTTCGTGCGGGGCACCGAGTCGCGTGCCGCCCCCGGCAGTGTCGCGGAGGGCGACTTCGTGTCGTGGGATTCGTCAGGCGGTCGTGCTCGCGGGCGGATCGACCATGTGATGGACTACGGCACGCTCGACATCCCCGGCACCGACTTCACGATCGACGCGACCGAGGAAGACCCGGCCGCCCTCATCACGGTCTACGAAGAAGTGAGCGGCGGATGGCGGCCGACCGAGACGCAAGTCGGTCACAAGGTCGCGACGCTCACGAAGATCGACCCGCTCCCCGAGCCGCCGCCGGTTGAGGAGAACGCCTACGGGAAGCCGAAGCGGAAGCCTCGGAGGCGGAAGGGTGGCTAAGTATGACCACATCGACTTCAGCCCGCCGGCTGGTGTGCGGGAGGAAGCAGCGAAGGGGCTCGCGTGGCGAGACGAATACAACCGAGGCGGCACGGCAGTCGGCGTTGCCCGAGCACGCGACCTGTCGAACGGAACGAACATCTCGCCCGACACGGCGAAGCGGATGAAAGCGTTCTTCGACCGGCATCAAGGCAACAGGCAGGCGGAAGGATGGAGCCCCGGCGAGGACGGCTTCCCGAGTAACGGGCGCATCGCTCACGCGTTGTGGGGCGGCGATCCGGGGCAAGCGTGGGCGAGCAAACTGACCAAGCAGATCGAAGCGACTGACGAGGAAGGCAGGAGCATCATGGGCAACATCGAACGGCGTTCCTTGGCGATTGACGAGATCGAGTCGGCGGTGCCGCTGCTCGCGGTCGAGAGCCGCAGCGAGGATGACGGCAGCGAACGGGAATGGGTTATCGGCTATGCCGCCAAGTTTGGAGTTCTCAGTTTGGACTTAGGAGATTTTGTCGAGAGGCTTGACCCCGGTGCCTTCGGCATCGTCTCCGAGCGTCGCGGTCGCAAGAAACCGCTAGAGACGCGAGCCCTCTGGAATCACGACCCGAACTACCCGCTCGCCCGCTATCCCGGCACGCTGCGGATGACCGTTGATGAAGTCGGGCTCCGGTATGAGTTCCCCGTGCCCGACACGTCCTACGGGCGAGACATCGCGAGCAACATCCGAGCGGGCATCGTCAAGGGCTCGTCGTTCAGTTTCACCGTGCCGAGCGGCGGCGATTCGTGGGCGGTCGAGGATGGTCGCAGCGTGCGGACGATCCAGAAGATCGACACGCTGCTCGATGTCGGGCCGGTCACGTTTCCCGCGTATCCCGACGCCGATGTGAAGGTGGCCCAGCGGTCATTCGACCAGTACCTTCAGCGGCAGGCGTACATCGTCGCGAGGCACACGAAGACCATCGGGCGAATCAACGAGATCCGCGAGTATCTGAGGCAGCATGGCCGCTAGTGGTGATTCGTGCTCGCGTTGCCGCGAGGGCAAGTACGCCGTCGCGTCGAGCGTTCGCAGCGGCGAGTATCAGACTCGCTATCTGCGGTGCCAGCGGTGCGGCTGCACCGACAAGCAGATCGTGCCGGGCAGTGAAGTGCGGCGGAAGTCTTTTACTGCCGACGCACGCTAACTGCATGGTTTCGGGGCGTGGCTCCTAGTTTCGGGATAGGCGATGCGATTGCGTCGCCACGAACCCGACTACAGGAGCCTCCCTCGTGGACAAGATCAAGGCACTGCTCGAAGAACTGGCCGCCGTCGTTGCCGAGATGGAGGCGATGACCGAGGACGCCCCCGAGGGTGAGGCTCCCGCCGAGCCGATGACCGAAGAGCAAGAGGCTTCGCTCCGGTCGCTCGAAGTTCGCGCCGACAAGCTCAAGGAGCGGATCGAGTTCCTGACTCGCGTGCAGGCGAAGGAACTGGAACTCCGCAGCGTTCTGGAGCGTGCCGCTCCCGCCAAGAAGATCGAAGCCACCGAGGAGACCCCCGCCGTGGAGAGTCGCAAGACCCCCGTGTTCGCGATCCCGAAGTCGAGCCGTCCCCTTCGCGGTTTCAAGAGCGAAGAGCGTGCCTACCGTGCTGGCATGGCGATCCGTGCCGGTCTGCTCAATGACGAGGAGGCTCGTCGGTGGTGCATGGATCACGGCGTTCAGAGCCGTGCCCAGGCGGGCGGCATCAACTCGCTCGGCGGCGTGCTGACCAATGACGAACTCTCGACCGAGATCATCCGGCTCGTCGAGGAGTTCGGTGCCTATCCGGCGAACGCTCGCAACGTGACGATGAACAGCGACACGCTGTTGATCGCCCGTCGCACCGGCGGTCTGTCGGCTCGCCCGATCGGTGAGAACGCCGCTCCGACCACGAGCGACGTGACCTTCGACAACGTGCAACTCGTCGCGAAGATCTGGGGCGTGGACAAC